CCTTGGAATGCAAGCGGCGGTTGATAACTGCAAGGACGAACAGGCAAAATTCGCACTCCAACAAGACCTTGACCGGAAGTCTTATCTTCTCCAGAAACAAAATGCTGCATACAAAGATTACTGCAAGCAAAACGACCTGAGAGAACTGCAAGACCGACTTATGATAGCAAAGTGGAACCGCCAGAACGCCGCAAAAGCCAGAGGAGCGGCGAAACGGTATAAAACAGCAAAGGGGATTGACTGATGAGCAAATGGGAATATTACAATCCAAATCCTGCCGGGAATCGAGTCGGAGATTGTGCTGTCCGGGCAATATGCAAAGCAACCGGGTTTGACTGGGAAACGGTATTTGCCGGATTAATGATACAGGCATGTACTCTGTCAGATATGCCAAGTGCAAATTATGTCTGGGGAGCGTATCTCTACAAACATGGATACAGACGCAAACTGATTGAACAATCAGAACGATATATCTATACAGTCAATGATTTTTGCGCAGATCATCAGACAGGCACATACATTCTCTGCATAGATGGCCATGTGGTGACGGTACAGAACGGCAAATATTTCGATACATGGGATAGTGGTAATGAGATCCCGGTATATTACTGGGAAAAGGAGAATAAATGAGCATATCAGAATTTGTACAGATTTTCCTCTCTATCTGTGGAGGGGTGTCCATTGTCGGAGGGGCAGCAGCTGTTATTTTTAAGTGGATTACTCCGGCATTCCGGCTTAACAAACGAGTTGAGACACTGGAAGAACATGATAAGCGTGACTTTGAGAGTCTTCAGAGGATCGCAGAACGTGATTCATTGATTCTGGAAGTGCTATCAACCATGCTGGATAGCCAAATCAGTGGGAACAATGTCGAGGAGTTAAAAAAAACAAAACAGAAGCTCACGGAGTATCTTGCACAGAATCAACGTTAATTGCATTAATAAGGGGTATGCTCATGAAGTTATATGTGTTCACTAAGAAAGATATAGACAGATTCTTAATAGAGTGTAATTTCACACCGGACGAAGAAAGATTGTTCCGGCTGAGATGTAAGGAATACACTCTTGAATACTGTGCTGAACAGATGAATGTGAGTATATCCACGGCGAAACGGCTGAGCCGGCGGGTAAATAATAAAATAATCAAAGTGTGCTGATACTTTTTAGACACTAATTAGAGCCAGAAACGACCTGTTTCCGGTTCTTTTTTTATGCAAAAATATAGCTATAGAAAGTCATAGAATAAGTCATAGAATAAGTCATAGAATAAGTCATAGAATAAGTCATAGGAGGTGTACGAGATGGCATTATATAACAATCCTTATCAATATAGTTTTGGCGTTCCGGGGCAAATGAATCAGTTCCAGCAACAGCCTGTCCAGATGCCAGCTCAACCAGTACAGCAACCCCAGCAGAATAATAATGGAATCCTGTGGGTATCTGGCGAAGTCGGTGCAAAATCCTATCTGGTAGCACCCGGAACAAGTGTTTTATTGATGGACAGTGAAAGTGAAAAGTTCTACATAAAATCCACAGACGTTTCCGGTATGCCACAGCCATTACGGACGTTTGAATACCACGAGGTAGGCACTCAGATGCCGCCTAAACAGCCTGTTCAGAACATGGACAGTAAATATGTCACCAGACAGGAATATGACGATTTAAAGGGCAAATACGAAGCTATCATAAACCGATTAAATTCTTTTTCTGAACCTGTTAGAGCTAATACCGCGCAGGAATCAGCAGTCAAGGGAGGAAACGCAGATGAGTAATCCATTATTTAACGCGCTTGGTGGCGGGATGCCACAGGGAAACGGGCCAATGCAGATGATACAGCAGTTTATGCAGTTTAAACAGAATTTTAAGGGAAACCCGAAAGCAGAAGTTGAGAAAATGCTACAGTCTGGACGGATTTCCCAGCAGCAACTTAATCAAGTTCAGCAGATGGCAGGACAGTTTCAAAATCTGCTGAAGAATATGAAATAGTACATTACAATCTGGCCAGATTGATGTAAATACACAATAAAGGAGACTATAACTATGGACGGAAATTACAGCTTATCAGATATTGCCGCTGCTACTGGAAACGGTAGAAATAATGACGGCATGTTTGGTGGAGATGGTAGCTGGTGGATTATTGTTTTATTCATTTTTGCTTTCTTCGGATGGGGAAACAACGGCTGGGGCAATAATGGCAACGGTGGTGGATATGCAGCCACAGCAGCTACTCAGGCAGATATCCAGAGAGGATTCGATAACTCCGCAGTAATCAGCAAGCTTGACGGAATCAACAGCGGCCTGTGCGATGGCTTTTATGCCATGAATAATGGTATGCTTACCGGTTTTAACGGAATCAACACAAACATCATGCAGACTGGTTTCGGAATCCAGCAAGCAATCAATGCCGATACTGTAGCAAACATGCAGAACACCAATGCTTTACAGGCACAGCTTGCGAACTGCTGTTGCGAAACCAGGGAAGCTATCCAGGGTGTAAATTACAATATGGCACAGAACACCTGTGCACTGCAGAACACTATGAACAGCAACACAAGAGATATTATCGACAGCCAGAACGCAGGAACAAGAGCCATTCTTGACTACCTTTGCAATGAAAAGATTTCTAACTTGCAGGCTGAAAACAATGACCTCAGACGTGCTGCTTCTCAGGATCGCCAGAGTGCGTTACTCACAACCGCAATGGCTTCTCAGACACAGCAGCTCATTAATGCGATTAATCCAGCACCGATTCCGGCATATCAGGTTCCTAACCCGAACACATATTACGGATGCGGATGCAACACCGGATGTAATTGCTGATAACTTCATATCGAGAGTATCTTTCGATTGATTCGAATGTCGGCTTATGCCGTATTACACAGAGGGGCAGGCTGAGACCTGTCCTTTTGTGATATGAAAGGGGTAAAAATTATGGCAGAATTTACAAATGTAGCTGCTCAGACGGTAGCAGCAAATGGAAACGTAGTGTTTTCAAACACAGCAGTTAAAGGTTCTAACTGCATTCAGCACAGAGAGGGAAGTGGAATTATTACGCTGAGAGGACTTACTAGCCAGTGCAAAGCGAGATTCTTTGTGGATTTTTCTGGTAATATCGCAATTCCAACAGGCGGTACTGTTGAAGCTATTTCTCTGGCTATTGCAATCTCTGGTGAGCCGGTATTATCTTCACAGATGATCTCCACACCGGCAGCAGTAGACCAGTACAATAATGTGTCCTCTGGTATCTATATTGATGTACCTCGCGGATGTTGCGTTAATATCGCGGTAGAGAACACAAGCGATCAGGCAATTTCTGTTGCGAACGCAAACATTGTTGTGACCAGAGAAGCGTAGGAGGTGTGATTATGAGAGACATTAAAGACTTATGTGCAAGAATCGAAGACGAGCTGTCCAAAATCGCTGACAGTGGACTGACCACTGGAAATCTGGAAATGACATACAAACTGATTGATATGTATAAAGATATCAAGAATACGCAGTACTGGGACAAGAAAGTGGAGTATTACAACACTGTCCTTGATGAGATGCGTGGTGGATACAATGACGATTACAGCGAACGTGGAAGAAAACGCGACAGCATGGGGAGATACAGCACAAATGATGGCAGAATGATGCCAGATTACGACAGGGGCAGTTCTTATGCCAGACGCGGTGAACATTATGTCAGAGGACATTACAGCCGCTCTGATGGGCGAGATGCTTATGACGACTATATGACACAGAAACAGAGCTATCGTTCCGGCAAGTCTGAAGACTGCAAGAGGAAGATGCTTGCCGCTCTGGAAGAACATCTGGACGAACTCACAACAGAAATGAGCGATATGTCCAAGGATGCAGAGTGCCGGGAGGAACGCGATCTTGTCAAGAGATACGTAGAAAAACTTCGCGATATGCTTTAAAAACGCAAAAAGTGGTAGAGAGGTAGTTAAAATAAATCTGTTATAATGTAATTGTGCAGCAGGAAGCACAAGTAAAACGGTTGTTTTGACATTTTCGTTTTAATCCTCCTTTCTTTAATTTAGTAGCTGGTGCGCACGCTTTAATGGAAAGTTAAACAGGTTCGAGTCCTGTCGTGCGTATTTGCCGTCTGGCACGCAAGATGGCTTACCTCCTTGATTAAGGTTTTTGTTATTCATGCTTTTCTTTTAAAAAAGAAATAAATATCCGAAACAACTCGTGGCAGGCATAACACGTTAAACACCTTGCTAACCCGGGAATCCGGGTTATGTGGAATGTACGCTAGTGGAAAACTGACAGAGTCGCTCTCTGGTCTCCGGTTCGATTCCGGGCGTTCCGCTTTAATCCGCTTAGAGTTAAGCTGTTTGTATACAGGCGGTCTATGTCTCAGGTGGGTTTACGCTATAGCGAAAAAGGTGAAACTCAACTCAGTTTTTTTTAACTGTCCGTTACAGGCGGCATGGAATGTAGCTCAGTGGTAGAGCAATGGCATTGTAAGCTATGTGCCGTAGGTTCGATTCCTGCCTTTCCGATTACCCTGCCAGTGGTCTAACTGGCTTAATCCATTTACCTGCGGCGGCAGGTCAATAAACACGACCAGGAGGATATGTATGCAGAAACTTATTGACACACTTAAATCATTTGGAATTGAAGTCCCGGAGGATAAACAGGCAGATGTAAAGAAAGCACTTTCTGATAATTACAAAAATGCAAAGGAAGTAGCGAAAACTCTGTCAAAAGTTGAGGGAGAACGCGACAGCTGGAAAGAACGCGCTGAGACAGCAGAAGAAACCTTGAAAGGGTTTGACGGTATCGACCCGGCGAACATTCAGACAGAACTTGCTGGATGGAAGAAAAAAGCCGAGGATGCAGAGAAAGAATTCAATGCGAAAATCTACGACCGTGATTTCTCAGATGCGCTTAAAACAGCACTTGATGATGTTAAGTTTTCCAGTGAAGCGGCTAAGAAGTCTGTTATGGCAGACATCAAGGAAGCAGGATTGAAGTTGAAGGACGGCAAAATTCTTGGACTGAACGACCTGATTGAGCAGATGAAACAGTCTGACGCATCCGCTTTTGTGGATGAATCTCAGCAACAGGCTCAGCAGAATCAGGCAAGATTCACCACTCACGTTGGGCAGCAGCAGACACCGGGAAGCATGACCAAAAAAGATATCGAAGCGATCAAAGACCCGTCCGAGAGACAGGCTGCAATTGCTCAGAATATCCAGTTATTCCAGTGATTTTTTACACCGACTATACGACAGAGTATAGCCGCTAACCCAATACCTTAATAGTTATGGGTAGAAAGGATTTTTTATATGGCAGCAAAAGCTAATCTTATTATGAGCAATGATATTCAGGTCACAGCACGTGAGATTGACTTTGTTACCAGATTCGAAAGAAACTGGCAGCATTTACGTGATATTCTGGGTATTATGAGGCCTATCAAAAAACAGCCGGGTGCTGTACTCAAGTCCAAATACGCAGAGGGTACTTTGCAGAGCGGAAATGTTGGTGAGGGTGAGGAAATCCCTTACAGCAAGTTTACTGTAAAAGAAAAGACCTATGCGGAAATGACTATTGAAAAGTACGCAAAGGCTGTATCTATCGAAGCAATCAAGGATCACGGTTATGAGAACGCTGTTCAGATGACTGATGACGAATTCCTTTTCCAGCTTCAGACTGATGTTACCGGCAGATTCTATGACTATTTGAAAACCGGTACACTTACTTCCACAGAAACAACATTCCAGATGGCTCTGGCAATGGCTAAGGGTCGTGTAGAAAACAAATTCAAGCAGATGCACAGAAATGTGACTGGCGTTGTTGGATTTGTCAACATTCTGGACGTATATGAATATCTCGGAGCAGCTGAGATCACCATTCAGAACCAGTTCGGATTCCAGTACATGAAGGACTTTATGGGATTTAATACAATCTTCTTACTGTCCGACAGCGAGATTCCAAGAGGACAGGTTATCGCTACTCCTGTTGAGAACATCGTACTTTACTATGTAGACCCGAACGAATCTGATTTCGCAAGGGCGGGGCTTGTATACACCGTATCTGGCGAGACAAACCTGATCGGATTCCATACACAGGGTAACTACCACACAGCAGTGTCCGAAGCGTTCGCAGTTATGGGACTTACTCTTTTTGCGGAGTACATTGATGCAATCGCAGTAATCACCATTGATGAAACACCAACACTTGGTACTCTGACAGTAAATTCCGTGGCTGGAACAGCAAGCGGTGACACAAAAATCACTGTAAATCCGGCTAAAGAAAATGCTGGCAATGTGTACAAATACAAAGTTGCAACAGACGCAGTAACTGTTGGATATGGACAGAACCTCAGAAATTGGACTTCTTGGGACGGAAAAGCTGACATTAAGGCAACAACCGGACAGAAGATCACAGTGGTTGAGTGCGATGGAACATACAAGGCACTGAACGCCGGAAGCGCAAGCGTAACAGCGAAATCATAAATGCAGGAGGTAACTGGCATGGCTTATGCAGATTATAAATTCTATACAGAATCATTCGGCAATGTCGTGCCAGAAGCCGACTTCCCACGACTGGCGGAAAGAGCCAGTGATTTCGTGGACACAATGACGTTTGACAGGTTGGTGGACGGACTGCCAATAAACGAACGCTCCCAGAAGCGTATCAAAAAGGCGGTCTGTTCATTGACTGAATTAATGTATCAGATTGAGCTTGCTGAAAAGAATGCAATCAATCAGGCATCGGCAAATGTAACCGACATAAATGTCGGGAACATCTCAACAGGCATTGTAACCTCTGTATCATCTGGCAGTGAATCCATTTCCTACGCCACACCTCAGCAGATTGGAGCGAGTGCAAAGGAATGGAGTGCGGTATATACCGCCGCCGGAGATGTGCAGAAAACGAACGACTTGCTCTTAAAGACAGCGTTACCGCTTCTGATGGGAGTAAGGACGGATGATGGAATACCAATTTTATATGCAGGAGTGTGAATATGAATAATCAGATTGAGAACAACTTTATGTACCATAGCCAGAAAGACGGGCAGGCAGAAAAGTATGAAGAAATCAGAGCAAAAGGAAAAGAACTGGCGTACCTGATTGATGGTATTTGCCCGAATAGCAGAGAAAAATCTCTCGCTATGACAAAACTTGAAGAATCCATCATGTGGGCAAATGCTTCTATTGCAAGAAATTGAGGTGAAAATAATGGACATTTCAACACTTGGCTCATGCGTAGCAATCGTGATGATTTGCTACATCGTGGGAATGGGATGTAAAGCATCAAAAAGAATCCCTGATGAATGGATTCCGGTGGTCATGGCGGTTATTGGTGGAATTCTCGGAGCTGTCGGAATGGGAGTTATCCCGGATTTCCCGGCAACGGATTATATCACGGCAGTTGCAGTCGGTATGTTTAATGGATTGTCAGCTACCGGTGTGAATCAGGTTATTAAGCAGACAGTGCAGAAAGAATAATTAAGGAGAGGATATCATGTATTCGTCTAAAATTACACTTTTCAACTATTACGAAAGTGCCACAACTGGAGATGCGTACTGGTATCCTCATGTTTTATCCGGCGTTGACCTCATTACTGACAAAGGGGCAATTCTCAAAAAGTACGGACCAGACGCAACTGACAACGCACAGTTACATGTTCGATACACTGTCCAGAACGGAGATATAACAATTACTGATAAAGACGGCAAGATTCTCCCGTATGTGCCGCAAAAAGAGTGGAAACAGCAGATTAACAACGCTCTGGAAGACACTATTACATTCTCAGATGAGTCGTTCTTCTGGGAGGGTGAGTGGACTGGTGGAACGATATCCGATGGTGATTATCGGAATGGATTCTATCAGTACATGAATGAGAATAAGGATAACGTGTTTAAGATTACCAGTGTTGGCGGTCCGTATACACTGATTCCACATTTTGAGATTCTGGGTAAGTGATATGAGTAAAATTCATCATTTCAAAGGGTTCTCCGTAGTTGATGGAGATATGAAAATCAAGTTGAATATGGATAGGTTCTCTAGACAGTATCAAGAAGCTCAGTACCTCCTTGATGGAATGGTCATGGATAGTATGGTTCCGTTTATGCCGATGGTTTCAGGAGATTTCATTGACGAGACAAGGGCAAGAAGTTCAGCCATGCAAGGTACAGGCTTTGTTTGTGCGGCGGCAGAACCTTATGGCAGATTCCTCTATATGGGAAAAACGATGGTGGACGAGCTGACCGGAAGCCCTTACGCTCGGCAGTATGCCAAGAAAGTCCTTGTTAGTCAGTTTTCTGGGCAAACAGCCGCAAAGGAAAATCTTGAATACACCAAACAAGCTCACCCACAGGCACAGGCAAAGTGGTTCGATGCCGCTAAACGACAATACGGTAGCACATGGATTCGCAAAGTAAAAGCACAGGCAGGAGGTGGCAGACATGGCGGATAAACCTATCGGTAAAGATGCAACTGGATATGAGATTCTGACAGATGCCATGAAAGCACTTCTGAACCAGTATCCAGGGCTATATGAAAATGAAACAATCAAATTTGAGGAACTTGGCAAGGAATCAGGAATTGCGTTCTCGGCAGATAACGGTGCCTTGATTTATTCAGAAAAAGAAGACGTTTGCGGAACAATGCATCAGGTATGCCAGTACCCATTTTATGTAGTATACCGTACAGCATCCGACAAGGAAAGGCAGAAGTTATCTGTTCAGAAGTTCCTTGATAATCTCGGTAAATGGATATGTCGAGAACCAGTTGTCATAAACGGCTCTGAGACACGCTTAAATGCGTTTCCTGAACTTTCACAGGGACGAGTGATAAAGCGCATTACTCGCGATAACTCCTATGGTTTAGAGCCACAGGAGAGTGGCGTACAGGATTGGTTATTGCCATTGTCAGTACGCTACGAAAACACTTATGAAGTAATATAACAAGTAACAACCGGCTATCAATTGGAGATAGTTGCTAACCTACACAGCCTTTTAAAAGTTATAGGCAGAAAGGACATTTCTATGGCAGTTACAGGCAAGATTGACCGTAAATATATGGCTCATTATATTGATGCAGGTTCCCTCTGTGGAGGACTGACACCGAAATATGAGCGTCTTGGCAAGGATCTGGAAGAGTACAATGTAGAACTCAATCCAGATACTGAAACATCTAAAAACATTCTTGGAGAATCCACATTCAAGCATAACGGCTACGAAGTTTCTTCTGACGCTGATCCGTTCTATGCAGACACTACTTCTGATTTGTTTACAGCGTTACAGAAGATTGTAGATGGACGTCTCAAAGACGATAATCTCAAAACAAAAGCAGTTGAGGTTCATCTCTGGACAGAAGCCACAGCAGGCAAGTATGAAGCATATCAGCAGGACTGCTACGTTGTGCCGACTTCCTACGGCGGTGATACATCCGGCTATCAGATTCCATTTACCGTCAATTATACTGGCGAACGTGTAAAAGGAAAGTTTGATATCAGTTCCGGTACATTCACAGCCGACAGCGAATAATTTTTAGGAGGGCATAGAAAATGGCAAAAACAATTAATACAAACATTGATGATGGGTTTCTTCTTTTCACATTCACAAACAAACAGGGTGAAGTGTTCTCTTCATTTAAGCTGAACCCTACTGACATTAATGTTGCAGCAAGAGCGGAAGAATTGGAAACTTTCTTTGAACAGGCTCAGGAATCTGTTAAAAATGTTTCTTCTAGTAAAGAGATGGCAGAGATTAATAAACAGATTGAGGACAAAATCAATTACATGCTCGGATACGAAGCATCTAAGGATTTATTCAAAGAACCAATTACCGCAACAACTGTCTTTGGAAATGGTCAGGTGTTTGCCTATATCGTTCTGGACAAAATCAATGAAGCACTTACTCCGGAAATTGAAAAGAGAAAGAAAAAAATGCAGGAAGTGGTCAATAGGTACACGGAGAAGTATACAAAATGACCGCCTATGAGTTACCCGCCTCACTCAACATCAGTGGGGTGGATTTTTCTATCAGGACAGATTTTCGAGCGATTATTGATATTCTCATAGCCATGAATGACCCAGAACTGGATGAACAGGCGAAAGCTGTTGTTATGTTACAGATTTTGTTTGAGGACTGGCAAAGCATACCCCTGGAACATCTTACAGAAGCTTGTCAGAAAGCTTGCGAGTTTATTGATTGTGATCAATTCGATGATAGCCCGAACAAGTCCAAACCCCGTTTGATGGACTGGGAACAGGATGGAGATATGATCGTTCCGGCTGTGAACAAGGTTGCTGGTAAAGAAATCAGATCAGTACCTTATATGCACTGGTGGACGTTCTTCGGATACTTTATGGAATCCGGTGAATGCCTTTTTAATACCGTAGTTGGAATCCGGTCAAAAAAAGCAAAGGGTGAAAAACTCGATAAATGGGAGAAGAAATTCTATCAAGAAAATAAGAACATTATTGATATAAAAACACGTCTCAGCGACGAGGAGCAAGCGTACAAGGATGCGCTGAATGAGATGTTGAACCTCAAATAGTTAGGAGGTGGACACATGGCTGCTGATGGCTCAGTCATTATTGATACCAGAATGGACACGTCTGGCGTACAGAACGGCGTATCAGCAATCAGGCAGTCTTTTAACGGACTTGGCAGCGTAGTAAAAAAAATAGGTGTACTGATTGGCGGAGCATTCGCAATTGGGAAACTAGCCCAGTTTGGGAAAGAGTGTGTAGAACTTGGCTCCAATCTGGCAGAAGTGCAGAACGTGGTCGATGTTACATTCACAACCATGTCGGACAAGGTAAACGAATTTGCAAAAAACGCTATGACCTCTGCCGGACTGTCAGAAACCATGGCGAAGCAGTATGTCGGAACGTTCGGAGCAATGTCTAAGTCGTTCGGATTCTCCGAAGCACAGGCTTACGACATGTCAACGGCTCTAACACAGCTTACTGGTGACGTGGCATCATTCTACAACATCAGTCAGGACTTGGCTTATATCAAGCTGAAATCAGTGTTTACGGGTGAAACGGAAACACTGAAAGATTTGGGCGTGGTCCTTACGCAAAGTGCACTTGACCAGTATGCGCTTGCAAATGGCTATGGCAAAACCACATCTGAAATGACAGAACAGGAGAAAGTGGCTCTTCGTCTGGCTTTTGTGCAGAAACAGTTATCTGCCGCATCTGGTGACTTTATCCGAACATCGGACAGCTGGGCGAATCAGGTTCGAGTGATGCAGTTACAGCTGCAATCTCTCAAGGCAACAGTTGGACAGGGATTAATCAATCTCTTCACTCCTGTTCTGAAAGTTATTAATATCTTGCTCGGTAAGTTAGCAACTCTGGCAAATGCCTTCAAGTCATTTACGGAGTTAATCACCGGAAAGAAATCATCTGGCCAGACAGGCACAAGTGGTGCAGGTCTTGTCGGAACAGATGCAATAGCTGATACGGCAGACCAATATGGAAATGCTGCCGACAATGCCGAAAAGCTGGCAGATGCAACAAATGATACAGCAGACGCAACTAAGAAAGCCACTAAGGCGGCAAAAGGATATCTTAGTCCTCTTGACGAAATAAATAATTACTCAACGGATAAAAGTACGGATTCATCGTCAAAAGTACCGGGTACAACCGGCGGACTTGCAGATCAGATGAAAGATGCTGTACAAAATGTTGATTACGGAAAGGTTGCAGAAGGCGAGACAGTCCTTGACAAAATTAGCAAATCAGCTGAAAAGCTCGCGAAGCTCCTTAAAAAGCTCTGGAAGCCATTTCAGGACGCTTGGAAAAAAGAGGGTAAGAATACTATTGATGCGGCACAGATTGCTCTATCTGGAATTGCGAAGCTTGCTAAGAGTGTAGGCAGGAGTCTCATGGAAGTCTGGACGAACGGTACAGGTACGACAATGCTTACAACCATGCTAAGGATTGCTCAGAACGTGCTTAAAACTATTGGGAATATTGCATCCGGTTTTGCCGATGCATGGAATAAGAACAGCGTAGGGACACAGATCATACAGAACATTGCAGATGCTCTTGTGGTAGTTATGCAGTTTGTTGAGAGAATTGCTGCAGATACGGCAACATGGGCGGCAAACCTTAATTTCTATCCACTACTGGAATCTATCAGTAATCTGACAAGTGCATTTGCACCAATACTGGAATCCATTGGAAATGTTCTTGAATGGATTTACAATAACATCGTTCTTCCGATGTTGAAATGGGTTATTGAGGTAGGACTTCCGACAGTGATTAATTTAGTCGCAAAAGTAGCAACTTTTCTTGCTGATCATCAGTCGATTGTTGAAGCGTTCGGTGCAGCCCTAATCGGAGCGTTCGCGGCAGCAAAGATTGCAGAATTAGCATCGGGAGTTATCAAAAGTGTATCTGGAATAGCTACAGCCGCAAAAGGACTTATCGCGTTAATGACTGGTACTGGCGGGATCATGGGTGGAATCAAGGCCATTGCGACAGCAATCGGTACTGGCGGGATTTTCGCGATCGCAGTCGGTGCTGCTATAGCAATCGGAGTTTTGCTGTACAAAAACTGGGATGAAATATGCGCGGCAGCAACAAAATTAAAAGACTGGGTTGTTGAAAAGACTCGTGAATTGTCAGAATCAGCAACACGTACATTAAGCAATTTGAAAGAAAAGATAGCTAATGTTTGGAATATTATTAAAACATCAACATCTACTACTTGGAACGCAATTAAAAAGACCCTTTCTGGTCTTTGGAACTCTCTTAAATCCACAGCCAGCACAGTATTTAATGCAATTAAAACTAAAGTTGTAGGCGTATGGGACAGCGTAAAGAACAAGACATCAAAAACATGGGAAAACGTAGCTACGTTCGTATCTAATAAAGTAGAAGCGATAAAAAATGCTATCACTAATAAGTTTAATGCCGCCAGAGATGCAGTCAGATCTGCGTTTGAAGGCATTGTGGATTTTATTAAAGCTCCGATCAATCAAGCAATCAGCATTGTTAATAATGCAGTTGGAATGATTAATAATGCAATTGGTGGAATTGAATCTGCATTTTCCTTTGGACCCTGGACTGTTCCAACACCGTTTGGTTCAAAGACTATTGGATTTCATGCAACATTTCCACGTATCGGAACTATCCCATATCTGGCCAGTGGTGCAGTTATTCCACCAAGGTCAGAATTCCTTGCGGTATTAGGTGACCAGAAGAAAGGCAATAACCTGGAAGCGCCGGAAAGTCTGTTACGTCAGATCGTCCGGGAAGAATCAGGAAAGGGACAGGGAGATGGAAATACTTATAATGTTACAGTCAATGCATCTGGTAGAAAATTGTTAGACATTATCATTGATGAAGCAGAGCTTAGGAGACGCAGAAATGGCGGTCAAAATCCATTCTTGTTAGGAGGTGTGTAAATGGCACAGGAGCAGTTTAAAATTGATGGGGTCATTATAAAGGCCCCTGACACATACAAGCCGGTGTTCGCAACTACATCCACAGAAAGTTCTAAAAGAAGTCAGGATTTAGTTATGCATAACACACCAATGGGAACCATTGCTGGGTATGACATGGAATGGGGTGAACTTAAATGGGACGAGATCGCGAATATTCTAAATTTGATGATTAATAAAAGCCAGTTCACTTTTCATCATAAGGACCCCAGAACTCCGGGCAAATGGGTCGACAAGACGTTCTATGCATCTAATTTCAACATGGCAGCGCAAACACTCAAAGACAATGAGGAACGATGGACAGGATTAACTATTAGCGTAAGGAGCATTCGACCAGTATGATTAATGTTACAAATCAGTTAAAGACGGAATCTCTCTTAAATAGCAACTATTATGTTACGGCGAATGCAGTGCTGCGTGATGGGACAACTTTAAACCTGGAAAAAGAAGATTTCTACCTTGACGGAAACGGAATTGTAGATTCTTCTGATTCCGGGGACTTCCCGATAGGTGTAGCCATTGAAAAGACAGCAACATTGGCACTGGTCAATGATGATGATAGATTCTCTAACTACAACTTTGCCGGAGCACAGTTTACTCTATTCTTAAATTTACAACTGTCCGATAGATTGGAAACCATTCGCCGCGGCACGTTTATTGTGTCGAAAAAGCCCGCCACTTCCGATGAGATTAACCTCACTTTGCTGGACTATATGAGCAAGGCAGAGACAGATTACAACACAAATCTTATTTTTCCATGCTCTGCCAGAGAAGTTTTAGAGGATGCCTGCCAGCAGACCGGGATCGTGCTGGGTGATGCAGTATTTAAAAATGCAGACTATCAGGTGCAAAAGAAACCGGAGAACACCACTTTTAGAGCAGTAATCGGTATGGTTGCAGCTCTGGCAGGCGGCAACGCTCGCATTGATGAGAATGATAATTTGCGAATCATCACTTTTGACGATGGTGTTGATACCATAACCTTAGAAACAATTCCATGGTACGACATTAATGGAAACACTATCCTTGACGTTGGAAGTAACGAGATCGAGACAGTTCTCGAACGAAAAGGATTTAAGCCAAATTTTATCAATAACCTTACCTATGATGTTGACGATGTAGTTGTTACTGGGGTCAAGTATACAGATAATGAGACAGAATACAAGTACGGTACAGACGGATATGTCATCACGATTGACAATAAACTTCTGAGTGGCAATGAACAGGCAGGCATTGACCTGATTGGAAAAGAGCTTGTCGGTATGAGATTAAGACCGTTCTCTTGCGACAGCATAGCAATCGGATATGCCACATTTGGAGATAGAATTACGTTTTCCGACATTAAAGGAAACATTTATTATTCCTACTTAACAGATGTAGACTTTGCTTTTTCTGGAAGCACAAGTTTTGCATGCAATGCTAAAAGCATGGAGGATATTGATGCAGATTATCCCGACAGTATGCAGGTAGAGGTTGACAACCTTAAGAAAGATTCCGAAAAGAAAATCACTGCTTACGATGCAAAATTAAAGCAGATGAACGAATTAGCCGCAAATACACTTGGATTTTATTTTACTGAGGAAATTCAGCCGGATGGGTCTTCGGTATCATATCGTCATGATAAACCATCCTTAAAAGATTCAAAAGTAATTTATAAAACAGGTGTGAATGGATTCTTCCTTTCAGTTGATGGTGGAAACACCTGGAAAGCAGGATTCGATTCCAATGGAGACGCAGTTCTGAATATATTGTACGCAATCAGCATTCAGTCTGATTGGATCAATACAAGAGGATTCACGGCAAAAGACAATGACGGCAACATTACATTCCACATTGATGCAGAGACAGGGGCTGTCAATCTTAATGCCACAGAACTCACAATTAAAGGAAAAACGCCTGAAAATGTCGCAAATGCCGAGGTTGAGAAATTTATTACAGAAGTGTATTCTCCGCAGATTAAGGTTCTTCAGGAGCAGATTGACGGACAGATAGAAGCATTCTTTGGAGACTATGTTCCTGATGGTAATAATGAACCGGCGTCCACTTGGACAGATGATACAACTAAAGAAAAGCACTTAGGTGACCTGTTTTACATCGTAAACAACGAAGAATACGGCGGACAGGCTTATAGATACGCAAAGATTAATGGCGAATACAAGTGGGACTATGTAAAAGACACTGCGGTGGTCAAAGCTCTGGCTGATGCGGCACAGGCACAAAACACGGCAAATGCAAAGAAGAGAATTTTCGGAGCAGAGCCGGTTCCACCTTACGATATTGACGATTTATGGGTTCAGGGAAAGACAGGGGACATTCTTAAGTGTCAAAAGGCAAAGGCAGAGGGCGCAAGCTATGACACCAATGACTGGGTGAGAGCATCTAAGTATACAGATGATTCAGCAGTTACAGCCTTTATCAAGGGCGTTTTTGCTGATACGATTGAAAGCCTCCAAGAGCAACTTGATGGCAAGATTCAGACCTGGAGCCAGGATACAGACCCGGCGCTTGAATGGACAGAAACAGAAGAGATTCCGTGGACAGATGTTGATGGCAATTCCATTCTGGACGTAGGCGGAAATGAGATTTTAATTGTTTGGGAAAAAGGTAAATATATCCACAAAGGAGACCTTTGGCAGAATACCGCCGATAACGCTAACACGCGCTGGCGGTGGGATGGAAATGAATGGGTTGAACAGAAAGCCCCAGATTATCTGTTTGATAAGATTGATGGGAAAGCAGCAGTTTATTTCGAACAGCCTAAGCCACCATACAACATGGGAGATTTCTGGATCACATCAAAAGCAGATGGCAAAGCTTCTATCAAAACAGCGGTTAGAAACCGGTCGGATGGCGCATTTACTGACACTGACTGGATTGATTTCAAATATGCCGATAAAACCGACATTGACAATGCGGTAAAAGAGTATGATACAAGCCTTGGACAGGATGAAGTATTTAATAAGCTGACGAACGGCGGTGAAGACCAGGGTATTTATATACAGGACAAGAAACTGTATATCAATGCAAATTACATCCTCGCAGGCGTTTTGGCAGGCAAATTTATCAATGCGAAAGGCATAAAGGTTATTGATAAGGACAACCAAACAACCTTATACATTGATGATAACGGGAAAGTTCATATTCTTGCCACCGAATTTTCTTTGCAGGGCAAGAGCGTATCCGATATTGCCACGGATGCGGCTACGGAAGAAGCGAAGAAATATAAGACTCTAAATGTAACATTATCGAATGAGTATCAGGGTATTCCAACGGATGCGGAAGGCAATTACACAGCATTCCCTGAGTGCAAAACGACGGTGACGGCGTTGTATGGCGATGAGAATGTTACAAACAGCGCAACTATAACGTTTACTGCCGGAAGCGGGGTTACGGGTTCAAAATCAGGAGCAACATATACAGTAACGGCACTTTCATCTGATACAGGAATTATTACGGTGTCAGTTTCTTATAATAATCTCTCTGTTGAGAAACAGTTTGCAATTGCAAAACAGAAACAGGGTATTCAGGGATTACAGGGTATTCAGGGAATAAATGGAAAAGACGGAATAAGCGGAAAAGACGGTCAGGACGGAAAGACATCTTATTTTCATATCAAATATAGTTCTGTTGCAAACCCGACTTCTTCCAGTCAGATGAGTGAAACGCCAAGTACCTATATTGGCACTTATGTGGACTATACAGAAGCGGATAGCGACGACCCTGGCAAATACACATGGAGTCGATTTGAAGGCAAGGACGGGGCACAAGGAATCCCTGGAACAAATGGAGATAACGGGCAAACATCTTATCTCCATATTGCTTATGCGACCAGTTCTGACGGAAAGACAGGATTTTCAGTATCTGATAGTACTGGAAAGACTTACATCGGACAGTATACCAATTTTGAAAAAAACGATTCTACTAATCCAAGTGACTATAGCTGGACAAAAATAAAAGGTGATACCGGAAACGGAATATCGAAGATTGTACAGCATTATCTCGCTACGTCCAGTTCATCAGGTGTAACAACATCCACATCAGGTTGGACGGAATCCGTGCAGACACCAACATCATCTAAAAGATATTTGTGGAATTATCAGACAACCACATACACGGACGGAACGAGTGTGAACACTACTCCGCATGTTATCGGTGTATATGGAGAAAAAGGTGATGATGGCAAAGACGCGTCAGATATGACCCAGTTGGATATTTTTAATAAATTAACCAACAATGGGGAAACACAGGGGCTATATCTTTATAATAATAAGGTGTATCTGAATGCCTCGTATATTGACACAGGGTATTTGGCAGGATGGAAAGTTGGCTATCAAAAACTTTCAGCAAATGGCACGTATGGAGAAGTAACGCTAGACGCTTCAACTGGGGAAATCTATTCAAAGACGAATACAGGAGTATATGTGCCAGGGTACGGCACATTGTATGGAACACGAATTAGAGGAATCAATCTTTATACAGGAACCGTACACGCAAGCTCAGTCTCGGTTAATACCAGTGTTTCGGCGGACAGCGTTTCAGCATCAAAAAAAGTCACAGCAGGTACGCACATCGAAGCCAGTGGACACTTCTACAGTAAAGGCACAGGTACCGACCTCGCAGATTTAAGCGTGCGTGGCGCGAAGAAAAGAATCCTGCCAACAAAAAACTATGGTACACAGGCGTTTTACTGTTATGAAATGGCGTCCCCTATATTCGGAGATATTGGAGAAGCATCCATATCGGAAGATGGCACATGTCTGATAGACATAGACGACATTTTTCAAGAATCTACCAATGTTGGGATTGAGTACTATGTTTTCTTGCAAAAGGAAGGAGATGGCGATTGTTGGGTAGATAAAAAGGAACAGACATATTTCATTGTAAAAGGTACTCCGGGGCTTAAATTTGCATTCGAAATCAAAGCGCGGCAAGCTGACTATGAGCATATGCGGTTTGCCGATGCGAGTGAGATGGCTTATGACAGGGCGATAGACACAGACATGCCGGAGCCGGACTACAGTGAAAGCCTTGAAGTATCAGAACCAGATTATGAAAAGGAACTTTTTAATGACAGGGAAAACATTATTGACGAAATGGGGAAAATATAATGAAGAAAATTCTTACAAGTTTTATGAATCTTAGCACGGGAGAGGGAAGTCGTATCGCTTACACCTATTCTGAGGTAAACGAGGAAACAGGAGAAGTTGTCAGCCAGAACAATAAAGGCAATTTCCTTGTGATGAATGACGATGTGCAGACTCATCTTGATGCAGTCAAAACATATATCCGGGACAAATATTTAGCATAAGGAGGAAGCAGTTATGCCGAAGTGGACAGATTATACTATAAAAACTACAGTAGCTGATAATGATGAGATTATGACACTTGATACGGCAGGAAAGGCAAATAAACGCCTTTCACTGTCTACTCTTTCAGACTGGGTACTTGGAAAAATTGCCGACAAAGTATTCGAGAAGCTTCAGACGAACGACAAAACGATTCTGGGAGCGATTAATGAATTAAATAGTAATAAGGTCTCATATGTAAAATACAAAATTATCAATCCGGAAAAAGGATTTTCACTTACATTAGACGATGCAAGTATATATCTAATTTGTTGTACTGGAATTGATGCGGATAATGTTAGGAACATTGGTTTCTCCGTGGTTGTTAGTAGATCATCAAGCAGCACTAAAGGAGGTATACTGAACATTAAAACAGAAGTTCCTCAAGCAACACTAAGTTTGGAAAAAAATGTATTAAAATGTACGTCTACTGTATGGGCTAGAATTTACGTAATCAAATTATGAAATAGTAAGGCAGTAGGAATCGTTGGCAATATAACACGAGTTTCATTCCGATCAGGTCAAAACAGCATCAAAAATATTTACATTGATTTTTACGATTCAAATAATTCGAAAACAAGTTTGGCATTTACTACAGACGGAGAAAATACAATTAAGTTCCTTGTCAACGATGAGGAAAAATGGAAGGTTGTGGTGAAATAATTTTTCCTCTTCCCATTTAATTCATTAAAAATGGAAAACTTTCGTAAAACCTCTACCTATTTATAAAGAACAGTACAAAGGTTAATTAAGAGTCGGTCAGATACAATCATCACAAATATGTTATTTAGCATTATCCGGCAGGCAATCACCTGTCGGATTTTTAAATTGGTACAGAGATGCCTTAACGCTAAATGTTATAATCAAAATTAGGTAAGAATCTTTGCGAAAGGAGTGGACAACATGACAACTGAACAAAAGAACGTCCTTAGGAAGATTATTTATGCGGTCGAAACCGGTGGACAGGTTTATGGACAGCAGGATTATTCGGACTTCACAGAAGCCTACGCAAATTCTTCTGAAGAACACGCAATTACAATCGGAGCAGGAGCGTGGTACGGAACCGAAGCCAAGACGCTTTTGGAACGAATTTACGATGCCAGCCCGGAACAATGGGAGAAGATAGACAAGGTCAGACTTTTGGAACAAGTTCAGACTGCAAACTGGGAATGTTTCAATATTTCCAGAGTGTCACAGCTTGCCGACACTATAGTTGCTCTTATTTCGTCCGATTTGGGCATTAAATGCCAAGATAGCCTTATGGATGAACAATTAGCCACCTATACAGAAGAAGCCCTTAAGCAGGGCGTTACGGATGCCAGAGCGCAAGCTATGTGCGTGAACTTTAGACACCAAGGTGGACTAGGGGCAGTAACCCGGATTCTGGCAAAGACTCAGAAACCATATACACTCGATAATCTCTATGCAGCCTGTCAGACCGACACAGGGAACCAAGTCGGGGCATATGAGAGCCGGCAGAGGTTTGTTTACGATGCATTAAAGACATATTTTCCAGAAAGTGAGGAAACAGGTATGAACGCAATTGACAAATTAATCCAGATCGCAAAGAATGAAGTTGGATATCTTGAAAAAGCAAGCAATAGCCAGCTTGACAGCAAGACAGCAAATGCAGGTTCCAATAACTATACAAAATATTGGAGAGATGTAAAGCCATCTTATCAAGGACAGCCATGGTGTGCCGGCTTTGTGAGTTGGTGCTTCATGAAAGCTTTTGGACAGGAGAAAGCAAAGAAACTCTTAAAACACTGGCCTTATGTGTACTGTCCGACACTTGGCAATCTGTTTACAAAGAATGCTAATCCAAAGATTGGTGATATCGTAATCTTTTACCGTAACGGAACATTTACTCATACCGGTATAGTAACAGCCGTGATTGGAGACATGTTCTATACCATTGAGGGAAACACTTCCGGCGCATCCGGTATAATCGCAAATGGCGGCGGTGTCTGTGCAAAGAGCTATCTTAACAGCCAGATGCCTGGAACAAAATTCTGCACTCCAAACTACAGTTTAGTCAAAGATACAACGCCAGTTTCAGACTCGGATACAGTCAAAAAACAGAACACAAGAGCCTACATTGCGCAGATTAAAAAAGACACAAAATGTTATGCAAAATCAAGTAAAAATAGCCCATCTAAACTGTTTCCAAAGCTGAAAAAAGGTGCAGTTGTAGAGGTAATGAAATACACAGAAACAGACAGTGCCGGGCTGAAATGGTACTTCGTCAGAATCCCGTACCCGAATGATGATGGGTTCGTATTTGAGTTTGTCCCGAAGGGCGTATTTACCAGAATTTCAGAAATTCATAAATAAAAGCTCCCGGGGATAGTACCCCGGGAATCATGCTTCTTATAACATATTGTATCATTTCGTTTTGTAAATCCTATTAGTTCGTTGGACACACGTTAGTCACAAATAAAAAAATCATTTCCTAATTGAATACCCTCTAAAGTACTGTATTTAAAGGACTTTCTGACATTTGCATAATTTTAATTAATATCCTGATTGAATACAATTAGAATAATGAAAATGAAATGAGTGAATTCCTTGCAAAATCGCTGAGAATGTTGATTTTACAAGGGTTTCACGCGTTTTTATGTTCTGAATTGTGATGAATAAAATTGATAAAATAAGATTCCGTTAGTCACAGTTAGTCACAAATGGGACTTTTATTTTCTCAATCTCTGTTCGGAGTTCTTCCAATGTCCGGTGACCGTAAACGGCATTTGTAACATCGCCGCCGAATGAATGACCGAGCATTCTCTTACGATCATTCTCCCTGACTCCATATTTTTCGCACAGCGCAGAAAAGGTGTGTCGACAATCGTGCGGCGTGTGCTTCGGATCGCCAACTATTCCTAAACGTTCCAGTGTAGGATAGAACAACGCTTTTCTGTGATGCTGCTGAGTATACACGCATAATTTTCCATCTTGTGTCAGCACTTTCTGTTCGACAAAACGGTATATAGCGGGATGTATCGGGACAATTCTGTTTTTGCCGGCTTTTGTTTTGATACCACCTTGGAAGTATCTTTCTTCTAAGTTGGTCGTAAGTTTTAGCACTTCACCGATTCTCCAGCCGGAGTAACACATAATAAGAATGAGCTGCACTTCTGGATCGTCGGTATTATTCCATAGCACTTGCATCTCCTGATCAGAAAATGGCGTTCCATGTTCGGTGTCATTATCAGCATTGACATGGACATATAACGCCTTGTTTTCTGTTACAATTTCTGAGTAAACAGCATATTTATACATCTGCTTGAACAGCGTAAGGATCGCCATAAGACTCTGACGCTTTAACGGGCAGTCATCAATTACCTTTTGTAGATCAGGCGCTTTTAAATCCTCGAATACACGATTATACAGAGCCGTGCAGTTTGAGTAAGCGGTCTGGTAAGCTATCTTTGAACTATAAGAAAGTTTTGAACCCTCTGGAAACTTCCATGTGTAAAACTTCTCATATACCTCTGAAAACGTCAATTTCTTGATTTCCGGGTGCTTATCCTCGATACCCTTGATTGTATTGTAGTCAGCAATCAAACGAGTAATAAGAGTATCTACGTCCGTTGTAGGTGATATCTCAAGATCTCGTTCCATCCCTGGCTGATATGTTCCTGCCTTGTATGCGGTCAGTACAGTAAATCCTTTAATCCAGTCGTCTACATAGCAGATTGCAGGCGGGCGGACGGGCTTTCCAGTCTTTTCATCCAGTACTGCCGGAGGATGGACCGCAAATGGATTCCTGCGTTTGCTGCCCAAATACCGTATTGTTCCGAAACTGTTAGGGAGCTTCGGGTATTTCTTTCTTTTCTTCGCCATTTTTATTCCTCTTTTCTTTATGTAGCTGTTTTAGGTATAAAAATAACAGCCGAACAAATTTTCTGTCTTGTTCGACTGCTCCGAAGATGATACAATATGTTTTGCCAGAATATTACATTTCTTCGGAGATGTATAAACGCCACCTCGGTACGCCAATGCCGGGGTGGTTTTTATTTTTATTCTATTTCTTCAATATCGACTGAATATCCGAGAACTTCTCCGACAGTTGTGCATTTTCCCTTTAGTGTGACTGTATCACCTTTTGCCATTGATGCGACTTTCGAACGCTGCTCATCATTTTTAATCTGGCACTGAACGCCGATTATCGCATATTCATCGTCAGGATAGAGGGAGATATATTTTCCAGATGAATCAATGTTCCCGAGTCTACCAGTGATTTCTAAGTATTGCCCTTTGTATTTATCAGATGCTCCAAGTGCGTTATCATCAAGCTGAGACATCATATCATTGACTGATACGGCTGTGTATTCAATTGGTGTAGGTGTATCAGTTTCTTTTGCAGATTCCGTCTTTGCAGATGTGCTGGAAGAAGACGTGGTGTTTGAATCCGAATTTCCACCAACGGCACCGATAACTCCAACGGCAACAACTGCTAAAACTACCCATTTAAGTTTTCCACCTTTTTTCTTACCCATAGAATTGCTCCTCCTAATAGCTTTATTCGCCACGCTTCGCACTTTTCATGCGGATTATGTATTTTGTACCGCTGATTTTGCAATATTATGTAAAGTACGGTTATTCGTGGTATTTTTATTTTATCATTTTAAGAGCATGTTGTAAAGATTTAGAACGAAATAGAGTGATTTAGATGAAAAAGAAATGTTTTTTTCTATAAAATAGTGAGAGTTCATGTGTATCATTGGCAGTTGCCAAGAGTCGGAATAGGTGGTATAATAGCAAAAGAGAACTAATGTTCGGTTCTATTTCCCACAGCCGGACATATACTGTAATGTAGGCGGTAGTTGCGACAGGGAGGGTTATTATGGATTATAAAAAAGAAATTATTGAAATGATACAAAAGATAGAAAACAGATGTTGGCTGAGGTCAATATACATTTTCATAAAAACATTAATCGGTTAAAAAGAAAAGCCAAGGGTTTGCGCATTGCCCTTGGCTATTTTCTCATTTCTTTTCGTAAATCGTGTCTAGGAGCTTTTCTAAGTTATCCCATCCAGAATCATCCAGCTTTGCTAGAGCATTGATGAGACGGTATTTAAAATCATCATCACTAGACTTTAGAACATTTCCGAACAACTTAGAAATTTCATCGTTTTTGTTCTCTGGTTGAAACGGTTCTCCAGTTCCATTCCTTAACCATTCTTCGTTTACAGAACATTTCTCGCAGATTAATTGAATTACTGCGTCTGTAGGAGTTCTTCTTCCAGTTTCATAACTAGATAAATTTGCCTTTGGTATTCCCAAAAAGCTTGCAAATAAATCTTGACTCTTCCAATTAGGATTAGAATTTCTTATTTGCTTTATTCTGTTTTTCAATTCGTACACCTCCTTTCAAATAAGATTATACACCACATAATTAAAAAAGTAAATAATAAAAATTGTACAATGTACAAAAATAGTTCTTGACAAAAGTTGTACATAGTATTATATTAAGAGTGTACAAAGTACAACGAAGGAGGTGAAAACAGTGAAGCGTAAGAAAAAAGAAATCGACAAAACAATTTCTGACCTGTGGAATCGTATCTGGGATTTACAAGACCAGACAAACAAAATCAAGAAAGCAGTTCTGACAGGTGAAAAAGGTGATTTAAAGATGCCAGAAAGAAGGATTGTTCCTCCAGATGAGCCTATTCCGTTTGGCGGGGCAGTAGATATGGACTGTATCTTTGAAAAAGAACCATGTGAACAGGTAGACGTTGAATTTACAGTGAAAGAAACTTTGCAGATGTATTCGCATTATGTAGATTCATTATCTACCGATACACATGTATTAGGAGCTATTGCAATAGTTTCTCTAATAATTGCAATAGTGGCTCTGATTGTATAGAGATTGAGAAAAGACCTGTAATCAGCGCAATGATGGACAGAACAGTTGTTATCCAAAATCTGGATATATCTTGAAAATATGCTTTCATGGCGACTTCACCCGCTTGTGTGATTTCATATGCGTGATCTTGCGATCTTGAGCGCATAAAGCATTTTTTGTTAAAAAGGTATTTGCAAGCATCTACTTCACGCTGATTACTAGGAGTAAATCCACAATTTCTTAAAGCTTTTTTCAATATTTTATATTGATATCTTGTTATCAAATGAACACCTCCTTTACAGGAGAGTATATCACAAGAAAAGAGGTGCGTATATGTCAGAAAAAGAAAAAAGAATCGTTGAAAAGCTAAAAGAAGCGATTCCTAATATGTCAGAATTTGACAAAGGATATATCCTCGGTAAGACGGAAAGCTTTTCCGAGAATAATCTGGAGAAAAAATCAGATAAGAAAGAAGTAGCTAATTCAAATTAGAAAGGAGAAACATGAACGAATTACAGATTTTTAATTCAGGGGAGTTCGGAGAAATTCGAACAATAGAAATTGACGGGAAACCGTATTTTGTTGGAGCTGACGTTGCGAAAGCACTTGGATACAGCAATCCGAGAAAAGCCATTCTTGACCATTGCAAGGGAGTAACGAAACGTGACACCCCTACATCTAGTGGCATTCAGTCAATGTCATACATAAATGAGGGAGATTTGTACCGATTGATTATGAAATCGAAACTTCCATCGGCAGAGAAATTCGAATCATGGGTTATGGATGAAGTTCTTCCAACAATCAGAAAGACAGGCTCATACCAGAAGCCACTGACGACAGTTGAACAGATACAGGTTATTGCGACAGGATTCTTAGATCACGAAGAGCGGCTTAACAGACTTGAAAATACCATGACTATTGACTACGCACAGCAGGAATCTATTAGAGACTTAGTGTCAAGTGTCGTAATTGCTCACCTTGGTGGGAAAGAGTCAAATGCTTACAAGGAAATTGGCAAGAAAGTATTTGCTGAATGCAACAGGGATATAAAGACTTACTTCGCAGTAAACGCCCGTAACAACATCCCTAAGCTGAGATTTGAAGAATCTATGGAATATGTTAAGAACTGGCATCCATGTACAAATACAGTAATGTGCATCAGGGACTGCAATGCTCAAATGTGTATTGAGTAGAAAGGAGCGTAAATGGACGCATTACAATTTAATAAAGCCGTCAGCCAGCACTGCAAAGAATCTGGTGGAGACTGTTGCAAATGTGACCTACGGCTTTACTGTTACCTATCGCCAAGTGAGCGACCAGATGAGTTAGTGAGCCTGGTTATTGATTTTTTGCATAACCACATTGAAAACCATGGTCATTATACCCATCACAGTGCGGCTTCATTTCCGTGTATTGATGATATGGACATGAGCACCGCAGTAGGCGGCGACTGTTACCAGAAACCTCATACTCTTCATAAACAGTCACATGCTTGTGAATCTTGTGGCAGTGATACAGTCGAGTGATTGTTTCAACCATATAATTCTCCTTTCTCCGTACTCGGCATGGAGGTGCCTGTAAGTACATTATAGGTAGGAGAAAAGAAAAAAAACAATAGAAAGGAGCAAATTATGAGTAAAATTTTCATTCCACACGAGCTTAAAACCATCGAAGTTGACACAGAGAAGAAAATCTTCCGCATCAACGGAGAGGATTTCGGACATGAATGTACAGGTTTTATGATTTCCTGCACACCGGATGATTTCCGTATTGATATGGAAGTGGACACGACCGTACACTTTGCAAACTATTCCAACAAAGGAAAATTGAGAGAACAGGGAACATATAAAGCAGAAGTTCCTTTGGTTAAGTCTCACAGAGCACCGTAAGCTTTCAGAAGATAAGAAACATTATATTCTGGGGTATATGGACGGAGTTATTGATTACAGTAATTCTGACCAGAAAGAAAACAAGAAAGGAGCATGAAATGAGCGAAGTGGATACTTACATTAAAGAGAACGCCGAAGTTCATCGGTTCGCCGCAGAGGTTGCGAGAATCATATCAGGTATTCCACAGATGCCAGAGTTCTCAAACGAGCGCCTGACAGTATCAGACGTGAGTAAAATGACAGGCATTCCTACACCATCTGTCAGAGCAGGAATTATATATGGATGGCTGCCTATCGGTACGGCGTATCGTGGGAATAAAGTGATTCACGACAGAAAAGGTTCTGGCAGAATAGAATTTGTTATCTCTCCAAGAAAACTCTGGGAAGAAACAGGATATATCTGGAGAGGGAAAGAAGCATTAAAGTGATAGTGCCCCGGCGGTGAAGCACCACCAACCGGAGCGTTGCACTTACTAAATCGCACTTAGTAGGTACAGGTTAATTATAACTTCGTATCTGCTAATTGTAAATACCAAAAAAGGAGAAATTAGCACGATATGAGCAGAAATAGCACAAATAAATGTGAAAATGTTCCGACATGGGACGAACTTGAGTTCATTCTTGCGACAGAAATTGTCGAAGAAAGTAGAAAAAAAGCAAGAAAATGGTTCACGGCATGGATTGTGACCGCAGCCGCACTGGTAGCAAGCAATCTGGCATGGATTATGGGAGAAATGAAATGAAAGAGTATACGCTAATTGCTGTTTGTATGCTTGCCGGGAAATATGTGGACATACCTATTTGGCTGAACATCTTTTTCGGTATCTCGGCAGCATGGGCGGTACGCCAGATGGAAGCAGACTGGCAGTAGGAAATAAGGAGGATAAGGAAATGTTCGAGAAAGAAATTGACGAAATTTATGAACTTTGTAAAAGAGTTGTGAATGAAGTTCCGACAGCTAGTATTACATTTGAATATTCAAATTATGGTCTGAACGTAAGGGGGGTTAAAAGAAAAGACAATGTTTGTCTTCCCGAAGGCAAATTTAAATGGGATTTATATCAGAATGTATCTCTTGATCCATTTTTCGAGAAAGAAAGTCGTGAAAAGCTCAATAAAATCAAAGCATTCTTGCTGGAACTTCTGATAGATGGGAAGTGTCCAAATGAGTAAACAGATAGCAATTATGAAACTTCTTCCCAGTCTGGAGATAGCAGAATGCATTAACGAATTGCTCAGAGAGTTTCAGTCCAGAGGGGATCACATTTTGGATTATGAAAACTGTGATATGTCTCTGGATCATATCGAATGTCATGAGACGGATACATTGTATTGTTTCTTTAAAAGAGAGGAGAAAAGATAATGAAATTGTACGAAATTGATAACGCAATTATGGATTGTGTAGACATGGAAACAGGAGAAATCATTGATGTTGAGAGGCTTTCTGCTCTTCAGATGGAAAGAGATCAGAAGATTGAGGGTATCGGTTGTTGGATTAAAAATCTTCTGTCAGATGCAAAAGCCTTAAAAGAAGAAAAAGATAACCTTGCAGCACGTCAAAAAGTTGCTGAGAACAAAGCAGCTTCATTAAAAGAATTTCTTTCAAAATATCTGGATGGTGAGAAATTTAAGACTGCAAAGGTATCAATTTCTTACAGAAAAAGTGATTCTGTAGATATTTCAGCGAATGCAACTGTTCCTGAGGAGTTCCTTAAATATGTAGAGCCTACACCTGACAAAATCGGATTGAAAGCTGCATTGAAAGCCGGAAAAGAATTTCCGGGAATTTCACTAAAAACTTCTCAGAATATTCAGATTAAGTAGGAGAGCGCTATGAGTGATTTTGAAATCCGTATTCCGGCGAGAAAGAAACAACCGGCAACTGATAAGGATAACCCTGTCGTGAAAGTTTCAACAGGCGCATATAACGCACTGGTTGAAATTTATAACGAATCAACCTTATCAATGAAAGATATCGCAAGTTTGCTGATTATTGAAAGCAGTAAGCACGTGGTTTATGACAAGGAGGAATAGAAGTGAATATATATGAGAAGTTAGGCATTAT